AGAGTCGCTAAAGACAAATGAGATCAAAAGCATAGGTCTGAAAGATTCAAGACCTACAGTGCCCTAAGGCACATCGATCTCGAAAGTCAGATTAGCTCTCCCTCTAGCCTCACGGCTAGACCATCCTATTAATAGGGTGGTGCCCACCTCGCCTTGATGTCGACGGTACGAGGACGTCCTGCACGTTCCAAGTGCTTCGCATCAGCGGTTGGCAAACCGCCGCGCTTAATGAAGAACTTGAGCAAGGCACCCGCTCCATCAAGATTATCTTGAGGAAGACGAGAACTAACAACATAGCCCTTAACCAAAGGTCTATGAAGATAGTTGCATAACCTCTCAGGCTTATAGCCGAGAAAGGTGATGCGACCCAGCACAGGAGAGGAATCAAGGACATCCGGAAAGTAATGAATTACATCCCGAATCCTAGAGTCCAGCCACTTTACAGTCTCCCAGTAGCCAGAAAGATACATCTGGTTACGGAAAGAGACGATAGAGATGACCTCCTGAACGTGCCTCCTGTCTGTAGGGAATGCTCGTCTGACCTTGACGATTGAAACGTCATGGCCATCGTAGTACTCCTTACCACAAGACTCTCTGAACCTACCGGTCCAGAAAGACTTGGCCAAGCCAACTCGGATACCGAAGTATTCGAGTGACTCGATGACGGAGTGCACCATATCTACGGGAATGATAATATCATCACCGTAGACGCGCACCTTACCAACAAAGTCCAATAGTTCAGACCTGTTGGTGAACTGCGTGCTGAGCTCTTTCTCGATTCCAAGAAAGATTATGCTAAGAAAAAGCATAGCCTCCATTGGAAAAGTTAGAGCAGAGCCCATTGACGCGAACTTGGCAAGGGGAACTACCCCATGACCAGGAACGTCTGCCTTTAAAGATCTACAAGCTTCAACAGCCTCAAGCATAAGAGGATTGTTGGAGAGTAGAGCTCTTACATGCAGAAGAGAAACACGATCGGATGCCTCACTCAAGTCGAGTGTAGCAAGCTCCCCGGAAGAGGAGCCCTCGAGAGCAAGACTCTGGTTAGGAGTCTGGTCCTCGAATCCAATAAAGTGGGAAACATCACTGTTTTCCACAGCACGGACTATAGACTCTAGAACTGCCTGCTGACAATACTGTTGGCAGGTAGGCTCTATAGCTATAATCCGAGGTGTTCTCTGCGTCTTAGGGACGGAAATAACCTTAACGGGTATCTCCGCCTCAGGCTCGAGCCATGAAACCTCATCATACCCAATAGAGTAGTGAAGAGCGCTTGGGAAGAGATAATCCCCACAAGGGAAAACTCTCTCAAGACGATCGGTCCAGGTGCGGCAAGAATACTTGCCATTACCGCGGAGTTTATCCGCAGTAGCACCAGGGCCGTGTTTCGGAACGATATTCTCTGTGTAAATATCACTATCTACAGAGGAGAATACCGATCGGTAGAGAAGAGCTGAGATACGACTAATATTAGAATAATCTTCTAATGAAAGTCGATCAGAGCTTTCCTTTACCTGGCTCTCACAATCGATGTAGCCATCCATAGCTTCCTTAACCCTCTTTGAAGAACAAGGGAGAAGGATCTTACTATACATAAGCGTAAGCTGACGTACAGCAAGAATAGCTTCTATGGACGGATCATCGACCAACACACCAGTACTACGATCGAATATAAGATCAAGGAAACCTCCTAGAAACAGGGGGAGACCTCCACGTCTCTTGAAACCAAGAAACGTGTCGTGATCTACGAGCCCACGGTCAAGACTAAGTTGAAAGTCCTTACCGAAGGCAGGAAGGGTAATCGTAAAAAACGATATACCCTCATGATTCGATCGTCCGTGGACAGTTTTTATGTCCATGGTGGTGCTAGTGCAACATCTCCTTGCCATTTCTTCGGCAAGGACATTCCAGAGTGTTGTCGGGCTTTTCAAATAGCCTCCTAATAGAGGTCAATTTCCTTAGCTACGACAACTGGCCTCTTCCACTTGCCGAATAAATCGACAAGACGGGCTAGATAAACCCTAGGAAGAGAACGACGAAGAGAGCGTCAATCATCAAAGAAAAGATGAAAGCCGCAGCCCAAACCCTCAGATTTCTCTGGGATAGTTCGGGTGACCTAAGTGCGAAAATTATAAACGCACAGATCCAAATAAGCGACAACTCGATAAAGAGTCTAAGACTCACTACCGAGGAGCTGCTTAAACACTTTAGATGTACCAGCTTTGCCGAGGGTCAGAAGACCTTCGAGAATAGCAAGTGCATCAGTGTTTTCGAACCCAGCCGGAGGACGGTCAATCACGATGTAAGTACTCATCGAGACGGACGTATTCTGAGTGGGAATGAAAGGATCAGAGGTGATCTTCGTCACGTCGACCCTTATCACCTGACGCTTTCTTTTACCAACTACGGTAGAGAGAGTGAGGGTGATAGTGCCATCGGCACTAGTGTATGAGGATTCAGCGCCCTTCGTAACAGTACGAGGGAGGCTGATAGCCCCAGCACCAATGTCAATGGATTGTGGATCGGTCAGTGCCATTAGCACACACTCCTAACTTGTAAGGAATAAACCTTACATTGATGGTTGCAATGCAAAATTGCGACTACAGGAGGCTAATGCCCACTGCAGCAGCTATGGCGATCTGGAGCGGTGAAAGACCGCTTGTATGAACGCCAAATCCATAGGGATCAGCCTGCCGTCTAACAGAGGAAGATATTTCTCCCTCAATAGCCGGCGGAGGGATCTCAACGCCATTTATAAAAAATGACGAGCGATCCATGGTATAACGGAGTATGGTGGAAGTTCTTTCCATCATAAAACCGTACCGCATGATCAGACCTGCACCGGAAAAGTTGCTGATGTTTGTTATAACATCACCAGAATCACTAAACCAGTCGACGGCCCAACTCCACGGAGCAAGGTTCCAGAGAAGTTCTGGAGTCAGTGCGATGCCGAAAAGCTTATCGGCATCAGAGCCATAACCTAGCATTCTCCTCCAAGACGGTGTCTTGTTGGGGACTGCATAAGTAAAGGCTCCTGAAAACCACTGTTCTCTCCGTACGATTTCAGTACGGAAAACCTTGGATTTCGTGTCAGTTTCAAAACCTTCCCCGCTGCCGGAGAAACCATTTGCAAAATGAGCAAAGGTTCCTTCAGCAATGGTATCGGTTTTTTCTGAGATAGTAGCCGGAAAATAGAAAGTTCGGCGTATATTAGAGCCAGCATCGCGGTGATATTGTTTTAGAATATCACGAGCGTTGCGGGCGGTGCTAGCAAACTGCTGCACTTCTGAGACGAGGGGTTTCCAACCAAAAACTACGTTGAGAAACTCATCGCCAACAGACTTAATAACGCCAACCCTCTTCTCCCAGGAATGAATTCCAGGAAGATGAGGCAGGCCATCCTTGTAGTTTTCAAGAATGCCCTGTCCTAGAGTGTCATTCGGATTAACCGGAGAACACTGTGCAATGGCTTCTGCACCCTTTGGATCAAGATCAGAAGTATCTTGTGATCGAAATCCGCGGGAAACGAAGTCACTGTACCACAAATCTAGTGGCCCGGGCGAATAAGGTCCGCTATATGAAAAGCTGACATTATCGTGCGAGTGAACGCGAAATGAGCCATTTGACTGGTTCACATGGCGTCTTGCCGTATAAAACGGCCCACCGGATTCGTAATGGCCAGTACGGCCCTTACGATGTGGTTCCGACTCAGTAACCTGAGAAGAAGGACACTCACGTTCAAAGGGGTTGCTAAAAGGTTCAACGTTAGTTTTACCTTTAACAACTTCCTCTCTAAGAACGGGCGGAACCTTGATGCGAGCACCAAGGAGCCGCTTACGTTCAGTTAGAGACATGAGTGCCTTCTTTCTACTATCGAGTACCTATTTTGGAATGAATCCATAACGTATCTACTAGAGATACGAGTGGAAATGCACTGCATGGCTGAGGGATCACTC